TGGGAAGAGGTCCGCTACGCGGTGGACACTCTCTGCCGCGAAAAGCACGACTACAAGACGGTCGTGTTCGACACGCTCGACTGGCTCGAGCCCCTCTGCTGGCGCGAGGTCTGCCGCAAGGGCAGCGTGCCGAGCCTGGAGGACTACGGCGGCGGGTACGGCAAGGGATACGACGCGGCGCGCGACACGTGGCGCGACTTCCTAGCCGAACTCGACGAGCTGCGCAACAAGCGCGGGATGGGCGTGGTGCTCCTTGCGCACTCGTGGGTGAAGCAGTTCAAGAACCCCGAAGGCGAGGACTACGATCGCTACGAGCTGAAGCTTCACGCCAAGTCCGGTGCCCTCGTGAAGGAGTGGGCGGACGCCGTCCTCTTCGCCACGTACGAAACTTTCACTACGAAGAGCAAAGGCGACAAAAAGGCAAAGGGGGTCGCCTCTGGCGCGCGCATCATCCACACCCAGCGCATGGCCGCGTGGGACGCTGGCAATAGGTACGACCTACCGGAGACATTGCCCCTCGACTGGGATGCCTTCGCCGAAGCGATGGCCGCCCACGCGCCCGAAGAGCCTGCCCAGTTGAGGGCGCGCATCGGCGCCATGCTCGAAGGAGTGAAAGAGCCCAAGTGGCACGCGAAAGTGACGGCGTCCGTTGCCGCCGCCGGAGACGACGCCGCCGAGCTCGCGCGAATCGCCAACAAACTTGCAGCCATGGTCGAACGAAAGGACGGATAGAATGGAAAGCGGACAGTATTACACGATGAAGGCGGTTGCTGGCGGACTCGGCAAGACGAAGACCGGCGCGCCTCAACTCGGTGTGGAGCTTGTGGTGGTCGAGGAGAACTGCCAGGGCGAGCGAATCACCTGGTACGGCTACTTCAGCGAGAAGGCGAAAGAGTTCGCTTTCCGCACGCTGCGAACGCTCGGGTGGGAGGGCGACGACTTGTCGAACCTCGCCGGCATCGAGAAGAACGAAGTCCGCGTACTCGTCGCCGAGGAGGAGTACGAGGGCAAGCTCTCGCTGAAGGTCAAGGGCGTCTACCCTTTAGGCGGCGCCGGCCTCGCCAACCCGATGACGGAGGCTGAGGCAAAGGCGTTCGCGGCGACCATGAAGGGCGACGTCATCGCCTTCCGCAACGCATCTGGCACGAAGACCGAGTCGAGCAAACCGCGCCCGAAGAGCAAAGCAACGCCGCGGCCCGCCAGAGAGCCTGCCCGAGATGGCGACTTCTCTAACGACCACGACATGGGCAATGACGACATCCCGTTCTGAGGCGACGATGCAACCCACCCGCCTGCCGTTCCAGCGCCTCAACGATCGCAACGTCGTGTGCCTGCTCTGCGCGAAGGTCGTAGCCGATCGCGCCAGGGCAGCACACGAGAAGAGCGCAGGGCACAAGGTCGCGCTGGCAGAGATGGCGGGGAGGAAGGCGTCGTGAGCATCCCCGGCTTCGAGTTCGACGAGGCATCGTTCCGCAGGGTCGTAGCCTGCGCGGTAACGCTCATGCGCGTCCTCGACGACGAGCAACGGGCGCGGCTCTTCAGCGCTCTCAAGGTGTCGTGGTGTTGTTGGTGCGGGGCAGAACAGCCGACGTTGGGGTCATGCCAATGCAACAACGACGAATGACCGCGCGCCTCGTCTCGCCGGCAGCCATCGTCGCCATCGGCGGCGGCGACCGCTGCGAGGTTGGCGGATTCGGCGGGGGCTACGGCCAAGCCTGGGGCCCGCCGTGACGCTCCGCCGCTTCCTCTGCTGGCTCATCGGTCACCGCTGGCCGCGGGTCGACCTCAACACGCGCAACCCGCGCTGTCTGCGGTGCGGCAAGTCGATGACGTATCGGGACGTGATCGATAGCTAGTCGCACCCCGCGAGGAATGCCTATTCAGGCTCCCCGAGAGGTCCAGGGCGATGCGGGATGCTGAAGTCGTCGATGGGCGTCTCCTTGCCCTCGCAGACGACGACTGGGGCGCCCTTGAGCCGACGCGGTGCGCCGTTAAACTGCGCCACAGACGCGAGGCCTGTCCCTGCACAGCCCCGGCAATCGCCTTGGATCTGGTCGATGCCCTTGCAGTATGGGCAAAGGGAGCGAGGCATAGCATCCGCGATGCGCGCCTCCAGGCCCAGGCACAGCGCTACGAGGTGATCGAGCTGCTTCACGGGCGCGGGAAGCTTGCCGCGTAGAAGGCGCTCCAGCTCGACCCTGGCGCCGCCAACGCGCAAGGCCACGGCTTCGAGCTTCTTGCGGGCATCCTTCACCTGCGAAGCGAACGCCGGCGTAAGCCTGAGGCCGAAGGTCTCGAAGGCGGGCTCGGCGTAGCTCTTGGCCTTCTGCCGCTGTGCGTCACGGTAGAGGCGCATGCGCAAGGTTTGAGGCTTCACGCCGAGAGCGGCCGCGCGCTTTTCGAGCTCGTCACGGGTCATGGGCAATCTCGACTACGGCAATGCCGGCGTCTTTCGCGATCTTCACCATGTGAGCGGTGCCGCGCCCACCAGGGAATGCAACGACCTTGTCGGGCCTGCCATCTGTGAGCATCCGGATGTTTCGCAGTGGCCCGGCCGCTTTCCCGTGGAATAGCCAATCGGCCGTGTAGACGGTGACGGGGATAGCTCGACCGCGGGCCCACTTCTCGGCCAGCTCGTCGGCCCCTTTGGCGCCTCCGACGATGACGTGGTCGACCTCTGGCATCATTCGATTCAGCGTGTCCCGCAGAAGCCTCTCGTTGGTGAAGGCGCGCCCGCCGCACACGATGAGCCTCACGCGCCCACCTGAGTCAGCGTGACGCTGCGCTCGCGAATGCCGGTCACACCGAACCGGTCCACGAGCTCACGGCCGACCTCTTCGTAGACCCACGGCGCACCAGGCGACCAGCGGACCATGCGGCGCCGGCGCCCGTCGGCGAGCGTGTAGCGGACCAAGAACTGGTAGTAGGCAACGCCTTCGATGAGCTTCATGGGTTCTCCTCAGGTTAGCGACAGAAGCTTGCCCCGTTCCCTCAAGAGCGAGGCAGGCTTGCGTGGTTAACGCTCCGAGTCAGGCCTTCCCGTCTCGATCGTGACCCATACTCGCGTGCCGAGCGGGAGCGAATCAGCGATGCGGGTCAGCGAGCTGACCAGCTCTTCCCGCAACTCCGGGCACACGACGAAACGGTAGGAGTCGCTGTATGGGCCGCTCGGCTCGACGACCTGGCACAGGAAGTCGCGACGCATTAGAGCTTGTCTCCGACTGCGAGGTTCACGGTGTTGCCGTCCTTGTCCTTGCGGGTCACAAGCTGGACGTTGACCATGGCGTAGGGCTTGTCCTCGTTGTCCAGGCACAGCCACATCTTGGGGGCGTCCTTCACGTCGGTGCGCATCGTGGCGTAGGGCAGCCACGCGGCGCAGACGACGGCCTTCTTTTCCTTGGCATGCACGAGGCTAGCGAACATGAGGCCGGAGATGATGAGAGCGAGAGCGATCGAGATGCGTTTCATGGTGTTGGTTCCTTTCGGTGTTGCGTGAGAGGCGGCCGTTCTTTCTTGCGAGGCGGTGGAGCGGCCAAGCCGAGCGTGCGCGGGTGAAGTCTAGAATTCGCCGGGCGTCCCGAGTACGTACGGGTTCGCGGGGCCGGCGCGGTCGACGAGGAGAACGGTCGCGAACGAGCCATGGTCGGCGGTGAAGGTCTTGGCGTTGCCGTAGCCGAGGGTATCGACGTTGACCCATCCAATGGCCACGCGATCGCGGAGAACCGTGAGGGAGTGAGGGAAGCCACACGTCGCGTGCACTTCGTCCCCCCGCGCGGAGCTCCGTCAGCCGCACGTCGGGGACCCACACTTGCTGCCCGCCTGCCAGTTGCGAATGAATGGTCGTGCTCATGGTCATGCTCCTTTCAGCGGTATCCAACGACGACAGCGACGGGGCCAGCCGAGCTCGCGAGCGTGACCTCTTTCCAGGTCCACAACGTGAGCCCACCCTCGACATGCTTGTCGTAACAGACGGCCACAGTCTCCTGGGCTGCAGCGTCCACCACGATGGCGTAATCGACGCACATGACGGGCTTAGCGGCCTTGCGGGGCTTGGCAGCGGCAGTGCCCACGAGAGCGAGAGAGGCGAGAATCAGTGTTGCGGTCAGCGTCTTCATGCCTTAGCCTAATGCTACTGTTATGCCATGCTACAGTAGCACAGCTAACCTAGCGAAAGCTGGTCACGAGCCTAGGCTAAGCGCCACGATGGGCGTGTTTGACCGCGACATCGGTGTCATGGTCCGAGGCCTCGATGGCGAGCTCATCTGCTTCATTCTGAGCAACAACGGGCACTTGAGCTTCGCAAGCCAACCGCGACATTCCTGTCAGTGCCACGCAAGAAGTAGCGAGCGGTCACGGGCGGGCCTTCTTGGCACCTGGCGGGCCTGATCCGAGCTGCTCTCCCGGCCCGAGGCGCCTCTCGGACGAGTAGTTCCACCGAAAGGCTGGCCTGCCCCAAGAGGGGTCGTCGGGCCGCTTGGAGAAGCAGCCGTAGCGGTAGACAGGGCACGTCAGGCAGCTCTGCCGAACGCGGATGCGGTCCTCGTTCTCGTGCCGCCAGTCCTCCCTCCACAGGTGGTCTCTGCAACTGACACCGGTGTCACTGACACGCGCGTCAGCCTTTCTTTGCTCCGTCATCTCATGCACCTATCCCTACTGTGAACAACTGTTCTCTTGACAGCCAGCTAGCGCCTGTGCCTCTGGTGACCTACCACCTCCGCAGCAGACATCCGGCCCAGTCTCCCACAGCAAGCGGAGGGCCAGCCGAACACGGTAGCGGCAGGTGTGAACCAGCGTTCACAGTATAAGGTGGCACAGCAGCGGGAGCGCGACGTGTGAACAGGCGTTCACAGCCCAAGGCCTGCTTCCTTCCCCCATGCAGCCAGTCACCCCTGCGCTGCGAATCCAGGGTAGGCTAATAGATACGCTAGGTTGCAGGCTATCGGCCGTCTCCTCTGGGGCTGTAGGCTTAGCGCTGGCTGGCTGCTCGAGCAAGCGCGAGCTCGGCTGGCCGCCACCTACCAGACCCCCACTGCCGCCGACGGGAAAGGGGGGAGCAGGGGGGTGCCGGGGCGAAGTGGATTGCTGCCTACATTTTCTCCCGATTGGGACCCTAATGGTACGATAGATGCACACACGGATACCATGAAGCTCTCGACCGAAGAGGCAGCCATCGCCGATGTCTTCATCCCCAGCCAGGACGGGGTTGCCTGCGACCGCTGCCCGTCTCCGGCGATTCTGCGGCGGGTGGTCACCTACTACGCGGATGGGGAGACGTGGCACCGCCTGCTCTGCGATGCCTGCTCCAAACTGCCGACCCCGCGTCGCTCGGAGCTGTGCGGTGGTCCGGACCCGGGACCTTAGGCATACATGGTGCTACCTGGATGAGCGCGCTGGCGGCTACGCCGATGGGCATCGGCTGACCGGATGCTAGGGTTCGAGTCCCAGGGCCGCTGGCGCACCTTGGAGGAGCATGAAGCCAATCGATGAGATGAGCTTGGAAGAGGCCCTCGCGCTCGAGGCGTTCGCTTCGAAGAAGGCCGGGTTGCCATGGGAGCAACTGCACGCGGAGATGATGAAGGACCCGCGTGGCGGCCCAGCTGCATGGGCGGAGAGGCTGAAGCGCGAGCCCGCGCCGCTGGCCACGATGGCGCTCTGCCACTACCGCATCGAAGCCCTGAGGACGCAGTCGTGAGCCCCGACCAAGAGCTGCTGGGGAAGGCGCTGTTCTGGCTGTCTCGGTGGCCTGAGCCGCCCCCGGAGTCATTGAAGGCGGACCTGCAAGCGATCGTCGCTGCTCTCGAGGCCGCTCGCGAGTCCGACGAGGCCTACAAGAACTGCCTGCGCGTCTGGTGGGAGTCGCAGACCGAGGAGGAGAAGCAGGCGTGGGCGACCGTCATGGGCAACACGAGCTACCCGGTAGGGCCGAAGCCATGAGCGAGAGCGACTGGATGAAGGGGAACAGGGCGGCTTACGACGCCATGCTCCACCACTGCATGGGGCGGCTCGGGTCGTCTCCGACGGCGGCCAACGCAGCGAAGCTGACGCTGGAGCTCCGGGCCGCAAGGGACGCGCTCCGGGAGCTCTGCGAGCGCCTGAACGTCCAGTACGAATGGGACGACACGCTGTACTTTGCCGACGCCATCCGCAAGGTCGCCGACGAGCTCTCGGAGCGCTGAACCCATGCTCCCGATTGATGTAGGTGCTGTACGGCCATAGGCTGTACGGGTGCTGACGACGAAGCTGACGATACGCTTGAGCTTGCAGGAGATGGCGGACTTGGAGGCGCTGGCGGTGAGGGCCAGGCTGAACAAGTCGGAGCTCATCCGGCAGTGGATCCGCCTCGGGGAGCTGCCGGTGCGGGAGGCTACCCCGAGGGAGCCGCGCGGCTGGCGCGAACGGCCTTGATGGCGCGCTCCCCGTCCCTGCCCCGCACGTACACGATAACCCTGGCCGCGTCCTCTTCGGCCACGAGCTTGAACTGGCCGCGTAGGTTGCGCCGGCGGTTCTGGCTGGCCTCGTAGACCGTCGGGATGCCGAGGCGCCGGAGAATGATGCCGACCCGATCCGCACGCAGCCCGAGGTAGGCCGCGAGCGAGCTCACGCGGATGCCGTCGGGCTCGAGGGGTAGGCCCCACGGGACGAACCGCGCCATCGTCATCACCGGGTAGCCGACCGTGACGCGCGCGCAGAGCACCCTGCGGAGCTTGTAGCGGGGGTCCACCTACCAGCCCGCGGCGCCGTCGTCTTCGTCTACCCGCCGGATCCTGAGACCGCACCGCCGGCACACTCGAACCTTGTCGTCGACGCCCCAGTCGTGGGCATGGAAGCACTCACCCATCCCCCCGTACGTCTCGCGGAGCATGCATTTGCGGCAGTACCGCTGGTCGGCGGAGCAGCTCCAATCGTGGTCTTCTCCGGGGTAGTCGGCTCGGGGGCAGGCCATACCCGCCAAGTAGCAAAAAGGAAGCCGCGCCACCTGCCGTTGAGGGTCGGCAAGGGCGCGGCTCCCTGGCTGGCGAAGCCGTGCAAGACGGATGCTACGCTACTTTTTGCGTAGCTGGCAACCTCGGCGTGTTGATTTCTGCGTACGCGAGATGTATGTACATCACACGTACATGGCTGACCCTAGGTGCCGCCGCGTCGTCTCCCTCGCCCCCGAGGAGGACGCCCTGCTTCGGGACGCGGCGCGGGCGGCGGGCGTGCCCATCAACACGGTGATTCGGCAGCTCGTGAACCAGCTCAAGGTGCGCGCGGTGCGCAACGGCATCGGGTTCAACCAGATCAACGTCGCGGAGGCCGAATGAACCGGTGGCGCTTTTTCGAGGTCTACGGGCACTGGCTCTGGGTCATCTTCCTCGTCGCATCGATCGCCTTCGTGGTCGCCGGCCTGCTGCACGGGTGCGGAGGCGTTGGGCCGACGCGGACGGTGGCGAAGATCGTGCGCACGACGGTCGAGGCGCAGTGCGCGGGTCTCGACCCGGTCATCGAGTGCCTGGAGAAGATCGACCGTAACGCGCGGCTCGTGGACCACGCTCTCGAGCGCGACGGGGGGCTCTGATGCCGGCCACGATCGGATGGCGCAAGCGCGAGGAGGACTCCTTGATTGTCACCTGGGACCTCCCGAACGGCGCCGAAGAAGTGCCGATGCTGCGCGCCGAGCAGTGGAAGAGCGTGCAGATCGTGGAGGATCGCTGGGGGCCGCTCTGCCGCGAGATTGGCGCGAAGTACCTGCTCCCCGACGGCTGGCTCCAGGCCATGATTTGGCGCGAGAGCGGGGGCAACCAGTGGGCCCGCAATCGTGAGGGCACGGACGATCCGCGCGATGACGGGCTCGGGCTGCTTCAGATCACGAGCAGGGCGCTGAAGGGCAACTGGACCGATCCGCAGCTTCTCGAGCCGCGCCGGAACCTCGAGATCGGGGCGAAGTACATCTCATGGCTCTCGTCGCTCTCGAGCATCAAGGGGGACTTCCCGAAGGTGGCCGCGGCGTTCAACGCCGGCAGCGTGCGCGACTCGTCGGCGAACCCGTACGGGATGCACTCGACTGGAAACCACATCGACCAGGAGGTTCGCGCGCTCAACACGTGGACGTACCTGAAGCTCGAGGGCGAGAAATTCACGGTCGCGCAGGCGCTCGCCAAACAGTTCGACCTCCAGGACACGCTGGAGAGCGGGCACGTCACGCTCCGCGACGACGACGCCTCTCCCGACACGCCGAGGAACACGTGAACAAGGTCCACACCGTCTACCGCGTCATCAAGAGCCGGCTCGGGGGCTCGTACATCATGCCCGTCAAGGTCTACGACGACCCGAAGAACGCGGAGACCGCGAGCAAGCAGTCCGCGGCGACGTTCGGAGAACTCGCAGAGGGCTCGATCATCGTCAACACGCCGCAGGGCCCGAAGCGCGTCATGACCGTCAAGCAGCTCCTCGTGGAACTCGGCATCGACGTCATCACCCACTCGGTGCTCTCGCAGGACGTTCACGGCGCGATCGTGCTCGCCCCGACAGGAGTGGCGATCCAGTGACCAAGAAAGCAGCCATGGCGACGGTGGTTTCGCGCGAAGAGACCGACCTCGAGCGGCTCCGTCACATGGAGACCGCGCTCCACCAGCGGGCCGCCTCGATTCTGGAGTATGCGATGCGCGCTCCGGAGCTCACGAAGGAAATGATCGAGGCCGAGGAGCCTCCGCCCGAGTGGACGCGCGTCATGGGCAGCCGCGAAGAGGCGCTGAAGGCGTTTCGCATCGCGCAAGCCGCATGGGCGTCGCAAAAAGAGGCGCCGACGTTCCTCAAGCTCGCTCAGAACTTCCTCGCTGGCGCCATGAAGGCACGAGCGACCGAAAAACAGGGCCCGCGCGTGCTCAATGCAACGCTCGTGCAGGTCTCGGGCCCCGCTCCGACGTATCCGAAGAGGCTCGTGCCCAAATGAGTGAGAAATTCGACCCGCAGCCGGCGGATCGGCAGTGGTACCGGTCCGTCTCGACCGGCGATCGCGGGTATTTGGTCAAACGGGAGGGCAAGGACGTCATCCGGCTCGACCGGCCGATGCAAGAGGTTCTCTTCCCGAAGACCAACGACTGGATCGAGGACGTTTACGGGTCGCTGCTGCTCGAAACCCAGGCGGCGGCCATCGCTTTCGCGGCAGATCGCGAAGTGTGCCGCGCGGTCGGCCTGCACCTCGAGTCGCGCCGCGGCTGGCAGGACTTGAGCGACGCCGAGCGCATCAAATTCCTGAAGGATGGGCCGCCGCGCACGAGCCACGCGCTTCGCGGCATCGTCTACGACGCGGTCACGGTCGCCATGAAGCCACACGTGAGGGAGCCGTGAGCCTCACCATCGTTCGACGAAAGGTTTCGGATCTCTTCCCGGTCGCGGTCGAGGGGGTTCGGGAGTTTTTGCGCCAAGAGGTCATTCCCGTCGTTCGCGAGATTCGCGATCGGTTCAACCTGCTGGCCACGGGCCCCTACGACTTCGGCACCGTGATGAGCGGGCATGGAGCGCCGGTCGACGCGCCGTCTGCCGATAGAGCCATCTACATCGACCTCGACGGCGGGGCGGGAACGACATTTTACGTGTGGGAAGGAGCAGCATGGGCGCCAAAATGATTCGCGAAGTTAGCATACGAGGCTGGGGCGGCGATGCGCCGCTCGACGTCCCGGAACAGAAAGCCGCGCCAGAGGTGACGGAGACATTCGATCTGCCCGTCGTGCGGATGCCAGAGCTCAAGCCCGGCCAGTCGGTGAGCGTAAGGGTCAAGTGGTCGCGCCCGTACGACGACACACCGGGGCACGCCCTGTTTCGACTCATGTCCAAGGTGAGATGGGACAGAGACCTGGCTTGGAGCGAGATCGGGCCAGATGCGCGCGCCGCGTTCGAGGGATTGGCCGGCAAGATCCGCGGAGAGAAGTGAACCTAGACGTCGTCTACCAGGCCTCGGCGTGGCAGCAGGAATTTCATAACCTGCCGCATCGCGAAGCTCTCGGCGCTGGCGCCGCGGGCCCTGGCAAGACGATGTGCCTGCTCATGGACCCCGTCTCGCAAATCATCGTCGAGCACCAGCGATGCGAGCAGAAGGAGCACCCGTATCACATCGGGTGGGGCGACTCGCAGGGGCGCGCGCTTCACCTTCGCCGCACGCTGAAGGAGCTCGAGCAGTCGATCCAGAGGACGCACCGCATCTTTCCGAAGATGGATCCCGAGGCGCACTGGGACAACCAAAAGACGACCTGGGCGTTCGCGTCGGGCTTCAAGTTCCAGTTCGGCCACTGCAAAGACCACGACTCGTACACCGAATACATGTCGAGCGAGTTCACGCACATCTCCTACGACGAGCTCATCACGTTCGAAGAGGAGCAGTACACGCAGATCAACATGCGTCTGCGAACGACGGACCCCATCCTCGCGCAGATGCTCCGCATCCGGGCCATGTCGAACCCGATGATGACGGCGAGCATGGTCACATCCGTTCGCGATCCACACTGGGTGCGAAAGCGCTTCGTCGACCCGGCCCCCGAAGGTCGCGAGACGCTCGAATACCAATACGAGATGGACGACGGGTCCTTCGGAGTCGCGACGCGTATCTACCTTCCAGCCACGCTCTTCGACAACCCGAACAAGGAGTTCGTGCGCCAGTACGCGGCGACGCTCTCGGCGGGCCCGAAGCACATCAAGGAAGCGCTCCTCTACGGCAACTGGTACTTCACGGCCGGCAGCTTCTACGGCGACGTGTGGGAGCGAAGCAAGCACGTCTGCGCACCGTTCAAGGTGCCGTCGGAGTGGCCGATGTTCCGCTCGATGGACTGGGGCTACAAGCAGCCCGGATGCGTCCACTGGTGGGCCATGGACGGCGATCAGAACATCTACGCCGTGAAGGAGCTCACGTTCAAGGGCAAGGACGTCGAGGAGGTCGCGCTGCTCATCCAGCAGATCGAGCGCGAGATGGGCCTCTGGCAGAGCGGCGCGAACAGCAAGGGCGGGCGCTCGAGCATCACGGGCCCCGCCGACACGCAGCTCTGGGAGGACCGCGGCGACATCGGCCTCTCGAAGGCCGCCATCATGGCGAAGAACGGCGTCTCGTGGGTCAAGGCCGAGAAGACGGGCGGCGGCATCGGCCGCAGGCACCGCAAGACGAACGCTGACAAGCTCACGTTTCGCCTGAAGGACAACCGCGGCGGGCGTCCTGGCATTGTGTTCTTCAAGAACTGCGAGATGGCCATCCGCACCATCCCCATGGTTCAGACGAACCTGGATCTACCGGACGAGCCGATGGACGGAGGCGACGACCACTGGCACGACTCCGTGCTCTACGCATGCGCGTTCGCGTCGCACGGCTCCGCCGGCATCGGGCAGCGCAAGCAAAAAGACGAGTGGGAAGACGAAGACGACGAAGTGCGCATCCGCGCGCATCGCGGACGTGACGGGTACGGGTCGAGGATCTGATGGCCGACGAAGAGAATCAGAAGGAAGAAGCGGCGCCGGAAGAGGAGGACGAGCTTCTCGACGTCGACTTCGACGAGAACGCGGCGAACCTCGTCGAGTCGTTCATGGCCACGAAGGATGGTCAGGATGCGCTGAAGCAAATCGCGACGACGGTCTCCGACAACTTCGACGAGGCGTGGAGCGGGACCGAAGAGTATCGGAAGCAGATCTCCGACGACTGGTCCATCTTCACCGGCGTCCTGCCCGAGAAGGACTTCCCCTACAAGGGCGCGGCCAACTGCCACGTCCCGATCATGCTCGAGAACGTCACGCGCATCTGCTTTCGCGCGTTCGCCGAGCTATTCGGCGACTGGGACAACGTCTGCGGCGTCGCCCCGCTCGGCGCTGGCGACGAGGAGATGGCGCAGCTCGTCGCGCTCCATGCGAACTGGCAGATTCGGCAGCAGATCCCCGACTTCAAGCGCCAGATGTTCCGCGGGATGCTGATGTTCTTCCTCCACGGCGACGCGACGTGTCACTCCTGGCACGACGGCGAGCGCGCGACCAACCGGCATGAGTTCATGACGGCCGACGAGTTCGTGGTTCCCTACAACTACACGGACACGAGCCCTAACTACCAGAACAGCCCCTACCGCATTCGCATCCTGCCGAAGCAAAAGCACGAGCTCGAGAAGATGCGCGGCGTCTGGTACGACGTCGACCGCGTCATCGACAGAAAGCGCCCGTCTTGGGACGACGACCCCGAGCAGGAGCTGATGCGCGACGCCGCCGAGGCGAAGGGCATCCAGACGACCGACTCGTCCGCTCCCTATAAGCTCCTCTGGTACGAGGGCTGGCTCGAGCTGCCGAACCAGGACACGGAGCGGTTTTGCAAGGTCATCCTCGATAAGACGACGAAGGCCATCCTCGAGCTCACGATTTACGAGTATCCGAACTGGCAGGACCAAGCGCGCTTCGACGCGCAGTCGAAGGAGCTCGACGAGTACCGCTCGCAGAAGGCCTTTCACGACCAGCAAGTCCAGGAGCAGGCGTCGGCGATCCAGTCGATGGCTGAGCAGGTCGGCGAGCTCGCGCCCGAGATGGCGCCTGACCAGGCGGCCATGGCGCAGGGGAACCTCCAGGACGCACAGCAGATCCACATGACGCTCGAGCCGCCGATGCCGCCGACGTGGATGGTGGACCCGGAGAACCCGGCCGAGCTGCCGCCGCCCGTGAAGAAGGACCCGGTCCATCTCTTCACGCACTTCGTGCTCATCGAGCCGATCGTGGGGAACCTCGGCCTCGGCTACGGCACGATGCAAGCCGACTTCAACCGCGCCGCGAACACGGCGATGAACCAGGCGGTCGACGCGGCGACGATGGGCAACTGCGGCGTGCTCATCAAGAGCGATCGGATTCGATTCTCCGAGAAGGGCAACACGGAGATCCGGCCCGGCGCCATCCTCACCGCCGAAGGGACGGCGGGCGAGGATTTGAAAGAGAACATCATGCCCCTGAAGTTCGACGGGGCGAATCCGCAGATGTTCGAGATCGTCGACAAGATGGTGCAGTACGGCCAGAGCTCGATGCAGGCGCCGTCTGTGCTCTCGGGCGATCCGGGCAAGAGCGGAGAGACGTTCCGCGGCATCGCAGCGCGCATCGAGCAGGCGACGAAGCAGACGAGCGTGTCGACGCGCAAGTTCGGCGACGGGCTCGAGTGGGTGCTCAAGGCGAACGCGTTTCTCAACTCGATCCACATGCAGGACGAGGAGATCTTCCACGTCGCCATGGCAGCCAACCCGCAGCAAGCTGCGGCGTTTCAGGCGCAGAATCCGGGCCAGCCAACGCAGGGCAAGATCAGCCAGGAGATGAAGATCGGGCGTCGGCTCTATGAGCGCAACTACCACTTCGAGATCCGAGCCGACCTTCGCTTCGTGACCCAGTCGCAGAGGATTCAGGAAGCGGATGAGCTGCTCGAGATCTACAAGAACATCCCCGCTCTCCAGCAGAACCTCGCGCTGCTCTGGCAGATCATGGCCGGCGTCTTCCGGTCCCGAGGACGCGAGGATCTGGTGGCATTTCTCGGCCCCCCGCAACCTCCGCCTCCTCTCATCATCGGCAACCCTCCCCCGCCCGCTCCTCCGGGTATGCCTCAGATGGGGCCCGCGCCCGGAGGCAACCCGAGTCAGCAACCCAAGCCGAATCCTCCGCCTGGCATTCCAGGTCCCAAACCAGGGCTAGCGTGACATGAGCGATCAGGAAGCATCGAAGGAGCTTTGGCTTGGCGAGCCGTTCACGCAGCGGATGCTCGAGAAACTAAAGGCCATCGAATCGAACCGCCTGAAAGACTTGCTCGGCGCGTGCCGCAAGAGCCAAGACCCGGCGGTGATTGCGGCGTTCATTCGCTACGAGGGAACCCAGTTCATGAAAGAGCTATTTGCAAAGGGAGAATATCGAGATGGGTGAACCGAACGGAACGCTGGCGCCGCCCACGATCGCGGACGAGAAGTTTTTGGAGGGCATCTTCGGCGCCGCGCGCGGCGAGCTGCCGCCAGAGGCCCAGCTGCAATGGGACCGCGAGCTTCAGCAGATCCAGCGGAGCGACGAGCGAATCAAGTCGCTCATGAGCCCGCCGGGCGCGCTCGGCCTGCCTCCCCTGCTCGAGGCGCGGCGACTCGAGTGGCACATCCCCGACGGCGCCTTCCGGCTCGCGCCGCTCTATGACCGCGTCTACGTGTACCAGATCCCAACGTACATCCGCGGCAAGAAGGGCCTGATCCACATCCCCGAGACGAAGAAAAAGGGCGAGCTGCGCTCGAACCCGCGCGGCATTCTCGTCGCCGCCGGCCTGCTCGCGCTCGACGCGATCCGCTCGAACGGCATGGACCTTGGCCACATCATTCGCCACACGCACGTGAACCCGTGGCGGCTCATCATCGATTACGCCGACGGGCAAGAGTACGAGATGCAGGTCATGACCGCCGGCAACCTGACCGGCTCCGAGGACCTTGCCGACGTGCTGAAGAGCGGCGCGATGAAGATCCAGCGAGACGAGAAAGGGCATCACACGTACGTCGACCAGGAGGGGAACACCTGGGATCCAACGATGCCTTGGGATCCCCACGAAACGATTTGAGGTAAGCGATGCCCATCCCGAAGAACACCCGCACGGACAACCCCCTCACCGACCACGACGACGAGAAGCCGAAGCCGACCCCGACGAGGGAAGAGGCGATCGAGCGCGTCGAGACCAGGGACGACGAGTCGCCGAAGGAGAAGATCCTCTCGGTCGACCCGCCCGAAGAGGACGATGACGACGACCGCGCCCCGACGCCGCGGCAGCAGCGCCGGCGAGCTCGCTACGACGAGATCCAGACCCGAGCGGCCGAGGCCGAGGAGCGCGCGCGCCGCGCCGAGCAGCTTGCGGCCGCGCTCCAGGCGCAGCAGATGGTCCAGCCGCGCGAGCGGCAGGCGGATCCGTTCGAGGACGAGAAGAAGAAGCTCGAGGACGACTGGATGAAGCACCTCGCCCTGGCGGACACGCTCGCCAAGGGCTCGACGGCCGACCAGCAGTCGCAATGGAAGCGGGACCACCTCGCGCTCCAGGAGCGCCAGCAGACGCTCGTGACGCGCAAGCTCATGGCCGAAGCAGGCGTCGTCCCTGGTCAGCGCGTGAACCACCAGGAAGAAGCCATCAAGGCGCACATCTCGGCGCACTTCCCCGACATCGCCGCGATGAACCCGGACGGCACGCCGCGCAACGCGCGCGCGCTCGTCTACGCCGACGGCGTCCTGCGGCAGCGGCTCGCCCGCGAAGGCCGGTCCGCGCCGACCATCAAGGACTACGAGGAAGCGCTCCAGCAGACGCGCCGCGACCTTCGCATGCCCGGCGCGACTGGCCCGGCGCCGAGCGAGAGCACGCGCGAGAAGTTCTCAGGCAGGGGGCTCGGCGGGGCAACCGGGGCCACGAGCCCGTCGCGTGAGATCCGCATGACCTCGGCGGAGATGAAGATGGCCGAGGCGATGTACCGACAGGAGCGCGACCCGAAGAGCGGCAAAATGCGCAAGCTGAAGCCCGAAGAGGCGCACGCCAAATGGGCCCAGCGGGTGGGCAAGCGCATCGTCGAGCAGCGGCGCGCAGGCGGGTAGGCCGCTGTGGGTCGCAGAAATTACTTGACTACCTCAAAGTTCCAGGTCATCAAGAAACCATCGGCGTAAGGGCTGCCGAGCCCGAGCGTTGGTAACGGCGAGAAGGGGTCCCCACCTCATCGTCAGTAGTCCCGGGGAGAGTTCCGGTCCGCTTGCACAAGGGCCGCGGAGAGACTCTCGATGGGCGCTGCTGAAACCCCGGTCCGAACACCGCCGAAGCCGAACGAGCCGAAGAAGTCGATGCGCGAGCGCGTCGACCCGAAGATCAAGTCCCTCGACGGAGTGGACAACGCCGTTCGGGTATCCGGCAAGAACCCCGACCGCTGGTACGTGTGGGCCAATGAGCGCCCCGTCGCCAGCAACACGGGCGGAGACGTTGCGTACTACCTGAACCTCGCCCCTGCGATGGGGCTCGAGGAGGCAGACGGCTACGTCGTCGAGCGCGTCGAGCGCGGAGGCGTAAGAGCGCCTGGCGCGCTCTCGCAAGTCGAAGGCGAGCCGATCGCCAACGTCTACGGCAACGTGCTCGTGAGCTGCCCCTTGGAGTTCAAGCGGCTCGTCGACTCGATTGGGCACAACGGCCAGGGCGGGCAGGAAGAGGCCGACCGAGTCGAGAAGCTCATGATCACGCGCCGCGGTCTCCAGGACCACATGCGCGGCGTCGGCTCCCCCGGAATGTTTCGCGTGACGGCCGACGAAGAGCACGGCGCCACGGAGATCATCGAACGAAGGCAAAGAGGATAGGACCATGGCAGACAATCCGGCCCTGTACGGTTTCCGTTGGAAGCAGTCGCGCTTTGGTAGCGGCCTTCCCAACATCGAATACTACCCCGTCGCGAGCGCCTACCAGTGGGCGCCGGGCGGCGTGAGCGTCGACCTCAACGTCGGCGATCCAGTCAAGAAGGTGAACGACGGCACGGTGGCGGGCGTGGCCGCTGGCGACGCGACCTTTGGCATTGTGGCGACGATCGCGCCCTACTTCAACGGCACGGCGATGGTCCGAGGCAAGTCGCTCCCGGGCGGGACGACGTACGGCTCGAACCTCGAGCGCCAGTCGTTCGTGGGGATCATCCTCTGCGTGGGCAACATCTTCGAGGTCGTCTGCGACGACGCGGTGACGGCTACGACGCAGGCCGGGTACACGGCCTTCATCGGAGAGAACACCGACGTATCGATCAACCAGGTATCGGGCTCCACGCTCGCGACGCCGAAGCTCGACATCTCGCTGCACAACACGACCAACACGCTCGTGTGGCGAATCGTCGGCCTCTCGAAGACGCCGAACATCGATTTCTCGGGGGCGAACGTTCCGCTGCTCGTCACCGGCAACGTGGTGCAGGAAGCGCCGGACCAGACGACGGGCGTGTGAGGAGAGGACCATGATCGTTACCACCGCGACAGAGGCAGGCTCACTCAAGGAGACGCTCGAGGAGGTCGTCACCGACGAGTCCGAGGGCTCCGTCTCCGACATGACGGTCTTCAAGATCTTCGAGGAAGGGTCGATGGACGACAACTTCGTCGACGACCTGGAGTACGGCGGCCCGGGCCTCGCGTCCGAGAAGCCGGAAGCCTCGGAGGTTCAGGCTGGGAGCATCAAGGAAGGGTACCTGACGCGCTACATGGCGCGGACCTTCGCTCTCAAGCTCATCATCTCCGACGAGGCGCTAGAAGACGCGAAGTACGACAAGGTCATCATGGCGGCCAAGCGGCTCAAGCGCGCCATGAACAAGACGGTCGAGATCGACGCCACGAACGTCTTCGTCCGCATGTTCAACTCGGCGTACGTCGGCGGCGACTCGGTCTCCCTCGGCAGCTCGAGCCACACGCTGCCGAACGGCGGCACGTTCTCGAACATCATGGCGACGCCGCAGTCGCCGAGCGTCGCGGCCGTCATCGTCGCGACGACCCAGATCCGCAAGTACCCCGGCCACGACGGCATCATCGAGGGCTACGAGCCCGAATGCATCGGGTGCCCGGTGGACCAGTGGGCGGCCTGGGACGTCATCCTGCACTCGACGCACAAGCCCGAGGCGGGCGAGTTCAACGCCGTCAACGTAGTGAACTCCACGCTCGAGCTCGACGCGTACCCGATGAAGCAGTGGACCAATTCGACGACCAACTGGTTCCTCAAGACCAACGTCGACAACGGCCTGAAGTGGCTCTGGCGGCGCAAGCCCAAGGGGCGCGCCTGGGTCGACAACGATCACGAGGTCAAGAAGTACTCGATCTCCGCCCGATGGGCGCGCGGTTGGTCAGACCCGCGATGCATTTTGGGCGTGAACGCGTAGGAGGCTGCCGTGGCAAACGAACAGTTCAGTTTCGGCAACATCCCCCTCATGGGGGCGGGCTACGGCATCCGGACGCAGTTCGGAATCATGCTGCCGCCTGGCGGCAAGGTCGCCGCTTACGTCCGCTCGACAGGCCTTCAGGAGGGTGACGACGCGGCCATCGTCGACAAGCTCGTGCTCACGCTCGCGGCGGGCCTCGCGCGCTGCCGCTCGGGTCTCGGCGACACGGTCGTCGTGCTCCCCGGCCACTCGGAGAGCGTCACCGACGCCACGATGTTGAACTCGATGGTCGCCGGCACGCGCGTCATCGGCATCGGCAACGGGTCGGCCAAGCCGACGTTTCGCTGGACGGCCACTGCCTCGCAGTGGGCGATCGCGGTCGCTGACGTGCTCTTCTGCGGCCTCAAGCTTCGGCTCGAGGGTGCGAACGGCGTCGTCAAGGCCATCGTGACCACGGCGGCCAACACCACCTTCTTCGACAACGAGATCCAGGTGGCGTCGGGCGCTTCGAACAAGGCCACGATCGCCATGGAGCTCGGCACGGGCGCGGACGGCGCCTTCATCGCCTCCAACTGGTGGTACGGCACGGCGACGCACAACGTCACCGACGGCATCAAGGTCGTGGGGACTGCCATCGATCGCGTGCGCATCGTTGGCAACATCATGGACTTCTCGGCCACGGCCGGCAACGGCAACGTGCACGTCACGGCAGCGGCAACGAAGCTCGTGATCGGCGCGAACGTCATGCAGAACGACCACACCGCTTCGACGGCGTGCGTCGCGGTCGACAACGTCGCGGCGACCGGCATGATCTACGACAACTACTTCTCGACGGTCAACGACGGCGTCGCCGCCGCGCAAGGTGTCGTGTTCGCCGGCACCGCGACCATCCGCACCTTCCAGAACTTCAGCTCGGACGAGCCTCGCAAGTCGGGCACCCTCGCGCCGACGGCGGTCGCTACCTGACCCATCGGGCCTTTGGCGGCCCAGAAAGGCCCCATGCCCGTTGGACGACAGTGGCCACGCCGAGCGCCGAGGGGAGACTTCTCGGCCGAGTGCGACATCTGCGGCGTCGTGTGGCGACGCTCGCAGCTCGTGCGCAAGGCGGACGGGTTTCTCTACTGCCCGGATGACGCGCTCGGGCGCGACATCGTCACCCTGAACGAGGGCAACGCCGCCGCTGCCGCCGCCATCACCATGAGCGCGCCGCGCGAGTCGGGCGGCAACCTGCGATCGGACGTGGACGCGTCGACTGTGGTGGACGTGGCGACCGTCATCGAGGGCGTGACCTTCGGGAACGGGAGCGGGCACTGATGACCGTCTCGACGACCAGCACGTTCGAGTTCGACCTGTCTGCGCTGGCGCTCCTCGCCTACCGCAAAGCGGGCATCGTCTCGATCTACCAGTCGCTCACCGACCAGCAGGCGCGCTACGCCTTCGACGAGCTCGACCTGCTCGTCCGCTCGACCCACACCATGGGCCTCTTTGCCAAGGTGATGCGGCTCGAGCACGTGACCATGGTCGCCGGCCAGCGGAGCTACACGCTGCCGACCGACGTGCTCGACGTGGACGGGGACGGGGCCTTCATCGACTCGACCCAGACGCTCACGGCCGCGAATGGGGAGACGCCCGTCAAGCCCATCTCGCGCGAGAAGTGGCAGGGGCTCTCGAGCCACGGCGCGACGGGCCGCCCGGTCGAGTACTTCACCGACCGCACCTCGAGCGCCATCACGCTCTACGTCTGGCCGACCCCCGACGCGACGAATCTCGGGACCATCCGGCTCCAGACGCATCGCCTCCGCGCCAACATGCGCGACGGCAACGCCACGGCCGACTTCGAGCCGTACTGGCAGGAGTACTTCGTGACGGCGCTGGCGTCGCGGCTCGCCATGTCGCACTCGCTCTCGCTATCGCGCGTCAAGATGCTGCGCGACGAAGAGAGGGAACTGCTCGATCGCTGCCGCGGCCAGTCGCAACAGAGGGGCTCCCAGCAGTTCGTGCTGGCCCACTTCTCGGGAGGTAGGCGATGAAGCTTTGGGCCAACGGGCTTGGCGGCACCACGGGCGACTCGCTCGCGACGACCAAGCCGCTCTACACGTCAGGTGATGTCTGGTTCGTCGATTCGACCATCGGAGTCGACGGTGCCTCGCCCGCTGGCAAGGACCGGCAGAAGCCGCTCGCCACGCTGGCGCAGGCGCAGACGAACGGGGCCGACGGCGACATCGTCGTCCTGCTTTCGTCCCACACGGAGACGTTCACGGTCGGACTCAGCCTGACGAAGTCGCTCATCATCGTTGGCGAGGGCTCGAGCGGCGGCGTGCCAACGGCGCAGTTCAAGATCAACGCGGCGAACCAGAGCGTCTTCGTTCTCAACGCTGCGGCCATCCAGCTCCGGAACATCAAGTTCCCCGCGAGCGTTCAATCGAACAGCGGAGCAGGCGGCGGGGTCGGCAAGGTTGCGATCGGCGCGACGGGTAACTCGACGCTCATCCGCGGTTGCTACATCGAGCAGAGCGGGCTCGACCAGCTCCCGGGGCTCTCGATCGCCAGCGGCGTCGCCCGCATCCGCATCGAGAACACGACCATCATCTCGACCGCGACGGCCGTGGCCACGCGCCCCACGTACGGCATTTGGCACATCGGCACGGTCACGGACCTCGACGTGAACGGGCTCGTTCTGTCCGATGGGACGGTCGGGTTCTCGGGCGCGTCCTGGGACGGGACGACGGGGGCGACGACGCGCCTGCGCGCCGAGAACGTGAGCCTGCTCCTCGGGGCTGACGCGAAGCATCATGCTTCGACGACGGGCCAGCTCATCCCCTCCACGGCCACGAGCGGCGGGGCGGTGTCCTGGTGAACCTGCTCGACGTTCTGGCGAGCGGCGTACGCGGGGCCGAAGGCGGCACGGCGGAGATTCGCAGCCGCGGCACGAGCACGTTCGCCCAGCTCTTCACGAGCTACGACGGCACGGGCGCGGTTACGCCGACGGCGGGGGTGCTCCTCGACTCGAACGGCGGTGCGACCTGGTACGTGAACGAGTCGGTTGACATCGTCGTGAAGAACTCGACGGGCAACACTGTGCGGACCTTTACGGCCATGGTATCGGCCTCGGACGTCGAAGTTCGGAGCGCGAGCTTCACGGGCACGAATTACACGACCGGAGTCGCTGCGGCCGGCGAGCCTACGACGGCCGCGGCGGTCTTCGATCTGTGGACCACCAGCGCTGGCACCCGGGATTGGAAAGTCACCATCGACGGGACCCCAACGCTGCTGACCAACGCGTTCGCGGCGTTCTCCGGGATCTTCTACAACGTCAAGGCGCCAGCGTACGGTGCGGTTGGTGATGGGTCCGGGGACGACACGTCCGCCGTCCAAGCGGCGCTCACGGCGGCTGGCAACGTGGGCGGCGGCATCGTGTTCTTCCCGGAGGGCACGTACCGCACAACGTCGGCCCTGACGGTACCGGCAGGCGTGTCGCTCTGGGGCCCAGGCCCGAACGTCACCAACATCGGCATTGACCACGCGAACGCGAATGCGCTCACCTTCGCCGCCAACACGTTTGCCAGCTCGGTCAGGGGCCTCAACATCCTCGCCCTCCAGGCGAACTCGGGCAAGCACCTGGTCGTAGAAAGCGGGACGCGCCTCTTCATCGAGAACTGCCACATCGGCGCTGCCACAACGAGCGGCATCGGGCTCTCCGTCGACAATGCCGCCACCCTTGTGCGGGCCGTCGACACTGTCTTCCAGAACGGTGGGGCGGCCTCGTACGGGATCCAGAACAACGGCACCGCGGCGCGCGTCGTTCTCGTCGGGTGCGAGTTCAAGATGCCCGCCACGCACAACGGGGACGCCTGCTACCTCAACAGCACGACTTCCTCGGTCGTGGTCGGGTGCAGGTTCGACGCTTCGGCCGTCGCTGCTGGCACGGGTCGCTGTCTGCTTCTGGCGGGCTCCTACACCGTCGCGGGCAACCGCTTCGAATCGCCAGCCGGCGGGACGATTCAGCCCATCGGCTACAGCGGGACGACGGCGGGGAACTTCGTCGGCCTCAACTCGAGGTCGCAGAGCTCTACCTGGTCGGTCCAGTCGGGCCCCACGGTGGCGACATCGAACGCGACGCACGAAGGCGGCGAGGAAGTCGACCGCGCGACGCGCACCTACCACGTGACCGACAACACGGACCCGATCACCGTCAACCCGAACCTGTACGGCGTGGCGGAAGTGCGCCGCACCAACAACGGCAACCAGACGATCAACGGCGCCACGCCGAGCGCCCCCGGGCTCATGTTCACGCTCGTGGTGAACAACGACAACGCCGTAGGCTCGGGCACCATCACGCTCGGCTCCGACTTCAAGGGGAAGGCCCCCTTCACGCTGGCGGCGAACCGGGCGCAGGCGATCGTGTTCCGATCCTACGAGGTCATGGCGGCGGGCGGCGGGTCGGCGGTCAAATACTGGGGTTTCGTCAACACCACGGGGGACGTGACACTGTGATGCCGGTCGAACCCATCCCCTTCGCCAACCTCCAGGAGTCCGGGCACGAAGTGCTCGCGGGGGCAAGTCCTGTGGCGATGAACGTCGTGGTCGACGGCAAGGGCTCCGTGCTCCGCCGTCCCGGCATCGCTAAGTACGCTGGGGCTCCGCTGTTCGCGGGCGACGTCGCGCCGATCATCGACCCGAATGGCCTGTCGGGCCTCTACGCGACCGTCGCAGGCGACCTGTTCGCCGTGGGCGCGTCCGGGGCCGAGCGCCCCGTCTACAAGGTGACGTCCGGCGGGGCCGCGGCCATCGGCGGCGGGGTTCCCCCGAATGGCCTCCGAGGCACGTCGCGGCCGACCTTTGCCGAGACGGAGCTCCTTCTCGCCATCGCCGGCGGGGACGCGCTCCAGAAGGTCGTCCTTCCCACGACGCACTTCGCGCTCTCCTCCTCGCGCGTGGCCGGCTCGCCCGCTCCGATCGCCTCGCACGTGGTCTCGAACAACCTGCGCCTCCTCGCCAACGACGTCTCGGTCGACCGGACCAAGGTGCGCTTCTCGGACGTCGCATCGGGTGACACGAGCTACGCCGGCAACGAGGTGTGGAGCCTCGGCGGCGTCGGCACGAGCGGCTATTTCACGGCCGAGGCGAGCCCAGATCCGGTGGTCGCCGTCTACGGCGTGCAGAACGAGGTGATGGTCTTCGGCTCGAGGACCACGCAGGTCTTCCTCCCCGACTCGGTCCTCACCTACGCGCCCGTGGCGAGCATCGAGGTCGGGATGGTGGCGCCCTACTCCTTCATCAAGGGCGACCGCGAGACCTACTGGCTCGACCACCAGCGCCGGCTCGTCGTGTCCGATCGACGGAGCTTCCAGGCGCTCTCGGATCCCATCCAGCGAACGATCGACGACATGGCGACCGTGAGCGACTGCTTCGGCTACCGCGTCGCGGACGGGTTCCTCGACGTGCCGGTCTGGTCCTTCCCGTCCGACGGCCGCACGTTCGCCTACCAAAAGGGTATCGGGTGGGGGCAGTGGTCGGGGTGGAACGACTCGACCAACAACTGGGCCCCCTTCTCCGTGACGGCGCTCGCGACGCCGCCAGACGCCTCGGTCAACGTCGTTGCGACGAGCGCCGGGCAGATCGGAGAGCTCACGCTGGACGCCGCGACCGACTTCGGCACGCGTATCGTCGCCTACGTCGAGACGGGGTACCTGAACCGCAAGACGGAGTCGAGCAAGCACTGCAAGAGCCTGCGCCTCGTGTTCCGCCGCGGCTCGGCGGCGACGACGCCAGGCCCGCACGCGTTCGTGGCCTTCCGTGACCGCGAAGGGCCGTGGTCGGACCCGATTCCGGTCGACCTCGGCTCGTCAGGCGACACGTCGCCGACGTTTCGGATCCACTCGCTCGGCACCTACCAGCGCCGACAGTGGAAATTCACCTTTTCGGATACGGCGGTCGCCTTGGCTTTGGTCTCGGCGATGGAAGAATACGAAGTGCTGGATCAATAGGAGCGGTCTCATGGCGGCAATCATTCCGGTCGCGTTTTCCGTAGCGAAAAGCCTGTGGGACGAGGCGCAGGCGGAGTCGAAAGACGCCGCCACGCGGGCAGCCGGGCGCGCGAAGCTGGAGGCCATGCGCCAGGGCGCGGGGCAGATGGAGAGCTACCGCCAGAGCCTCCGGCCGCAGATGTTGCAAGCGATGCAGAATCGCATGCAGGCCTACACGCCCTCACAGAGCGTGCTCTCGCAGATGTACGGCGGCCACCCGCCGCCCCAGATGGGGCAACTCATGCCGCACGGGACGACGCCGAGGCCAGTCGCCGGCGGCCCAACGCTGCTCGGGCAAATGGCAACGCCCGGCCCGGCCATCAACCCGGGCACGCCGGGTGGCGCGCGCGCCGGCGCGAATCCCTACTTCGGCCAGCAGTTCGCACCGAACGTCGGGTTCGGCGGCGAGATGCCCATGCCCGCCGACCTCTTGCGACGGAGGGTGTGATGCCGACCTACGATCCGAACAACCCGAACCAGGACCCGCGGCAGCAGATGTCCTCGGGCGGCCCTGGCAACTACCAGCCGCCGGCGTCGGCGCCTCCGCTGTTCGACCCGAGCGCCAAGCCCGGACAGGGCGCGGATCCGTTCAATGGCCCGAACTCGCTCGGCACTGGGCTTCAGAACGGCACGATAGCGCCCGGCGATCGCTCGAGCTTCGTGGGCGGCATCATGGGGCAGTTCGGACTGAACCCGCTCGGCAACGTCGACGAGGGGCGCAACCTCCCGCCGAACATGCAGGACGTGCTGAACCTCGGCGGCTGGCGCCCCCAGAGCACCGGCTCTGGCTTGGCTCCCGTCGGAGGAGCGCCCCAGGTTCCGACGTGGCTCGGGCCGCCGGGGTCCTCTGGCGTGGGCGGCGACGTCGGGACGCTCCAGGGGCTCGACATGACCCAGCCAGGCGCGCTCGAGGCCTACCAGAAGCAGACGGCCGGCTACTTCGGCCAGCCGACGCTCTCCGAGATGTTCGCAAAGCAGGCGCTCGCGCAGGGCGCTGGGCCGGGCGTTTCCAATCGAGCCGAGCAGGCCTTCCAGCAGTTCAATAGCTCGGCGCCCGCCAACATGGACGCCTACTACGACAACGAGCGGCGCAAGGGCGAGGAGAACATCCGCCGCCAGATGGCCGCGCGCGGCTCGTACGGGTCGTCGGCGACCGACGACCTGTACAACGAGATGGACACGAACCTCGCTGCCGACGCGGCGAAGGCCAACGCGCAGTACGGCCTCCAGCGCGGCACCCTCCTCGGGAGCCTCGCGCAGGGCGCAGACCAGTCGTCGCTCGCCGGCTCGGGCGACCGGCGCAACTGGATGGGCGCGCTCGGCAACATCGCCGGAGCCGGGGACCGGTCCGGGCTCGAGCGCGTGATCGCCGGCGGCAACCTCGCGGGCGGGGCGCAGACCGCGCAGCGGACGCGCGGACAGGACGCGTTCAACAACCAGCTTCAGATGGGCGACCGCATGAGCGGCATCATGGGGCAGGACTACGGCAACATGTTCGGCACCGACGCGGACCTCTTCAAGACGATCGTCGGGCTCAACACGGGCACGGCGTCGGAGGGCTACAGCCAGGCATCGCAGAACGCGCTCCAGCAGCGTCAGAACGTATCGAACTTCAACAACCTCCTCGGCGGCAACATGCAGATGGGGCAGGGGCTCTACGACATGTTCAACAAGCCCTCGACTCCGGCGCCGTCTCCGATGCCGGCCTCTCCGCAGGGCTACGTGGGCCCGTCTTCGTACGACAACTACGGGACCACCAACTGGTACCAGCCATGAGCCTTCGCTACGATTCCTTCCTGACTCCCTTCGCGTCGCCGAGCCTCGGCCGGATCGACGTGTCGGGCCTCGAGGACGCGGCGCGCATGATGGAGCAGCGCGCGCAGTTCGACCAGAACCGGCAGGACCGGCTGTCGAAGGAGGCGCGCGACTACGCTCTCGAGCAGACGCAGGCCGAGGGGCGCAACCGCTACTACGACGCGCAGGCCGCTACGCACCGCATGGCGGTCGAGCAGGCCAAGAACTCGGACCAGGAGAAGCGAGCGCGGGCCCTCTTTGACGCCTTCCGCAAGTCGAAGACGCCGAACGAGCGGCGCGCGATCGCCGACGAGCTCCAGCGGCTCGGCTTCACGGTCGAGGAGCAGGCGACGGAGCTGCCCGCCGAGGCGCCTCCCGTGCCGGCCGAGACGGCGGCTCCCACGTCGCCCGCAGCGAAAGCCCCGAAGGCGCCCAAGCCGAATGCGGGATTCATGTCGGCGCTCGGCCAGATCGTCACCGACGAGAACGCGCAGGAGGCGCCCGTGGACGAGGCGTCGCTCGGGAAGGGTTCGCTCGCGTCCGTGCTCGGCATCTCTGGCGCGCAGGCGGACGCATCGACCGCCGGCGGGGCGTCGGCAGAGGGCGAGATTGCGGCGCCTGGCACGCCGACGCGCGGCGGGCGCTTCGTCATCAAGGACAAGTCGGGCGCAACGGTTCACTCGTACGACGAGCCGCTCGAGCGCATGAAGTCGCAGATGTCCATCAAGGGCGCACTCGGCGCCATGGGCCTCGCCGCCACGACGGAGCGCGAGAAGGCGGCCGTGGAGGCTGCGTCGAAGGCGGGCGCGCAGATGCTTGACCTAGGCCTCGCCCCGGACCAGGCGGTCAAGTACGCCGTCGACATCTACGGCAAGACGCTGAACCAGGAGTTCAAGAAGACCTACCCGCAGGGCGCCGGCGGCGGGAGCGGCGGCCCTGTCATGGGCAAGGAAGAGCGTCAGCGGGTCAGCGCGCTCTCGGACGACGCGTCGAAAATCATCGATCAGGTCGCTCGCGACGAGAAGAAGGGCGAAGTCTCCAAGGCGGGCCTCCACATCAACCGCGGCCTCGAGCTCCTGAAGGGGGACCGGAGCGGGTTCCGCGACACACAGGCCATGGCCCAGCTCCTCCGGGAGATGAGCGGTCTCGCCGTGACCGAGCAGGAATACAACCGCACCGTTGGCGGCGAGGGGTTCAGGACGCTCGTCGAGAAGGCCCTCTCGTTCTACGGCAGCACCGGCAAGCTTCCCGACGAGACGATCCGAGAGCTCAAGGCGGTCTTCCAGCGTGCGCAGGCCTCCTACAAGCGGGCGTTGGCGGCGATGGGCACGAAGGCCTACGAGCAGGTCAAGCGCCGGCTCCTCTTGGCCACCCCTGAGGAGCGCGAAGCGCAGGCTGACGCAGCGCGCGGCTACTTCACCGACGAATACAGCGACTCCGCGGCGCCCGCGGCGCCGAAGGGCAAGCCCGGCGGGGGCGCGACGAACGGGAGCAAGAGGCAGGAACTCGACGACTTTTTGAGTAAGTGATGCTGACCGACGAGAAATACCAGAAGGCCCTCGAGGCGCTGCGATCGGGAACGATGCCCGAGCACTTGCGCGAGACGGCCGCCGATGCCGTCGCCGAGTACGAGCGCGGGCACGGGCTCGCGCGTGACGTGAGCGAGGCGGGCGCGACGCGGGCGGCGCCAGCGGCGGCCATGCAGGAGAAGCCGGCGGCGCGGGCGGCGCGCAAGCGAAAGCTCGATGCCATCGAGGCGGAGCATCCGGGGCTTACGAAGGCCTTTCAGATGCGGGGGCCCTCGACGTTGCAGATTGAGTCGGGTCCGACCCCCGAGGAGGCCGCGGCCGACGAGCTCGAGCAGCGGTCGCAGTTCGACGACTCCCTCCAGAACCTTTCGAAGCGCAAGGAGCTGGCGGCGCCGGCCGAATGGCACCCGCCGACGCCCGCTACGCCGCCGAACCCGTTCGACTCGGTCTGGGGCAAGCTGACGGCCGTCAAGCAGGCGATGCCCGATTGGGCCGGCGGCGGCACGGAGCACTACATCGAGCCGTCGGTCGAGCAGTTCAAGCTCGAGATGGCGCCCGTTCTAGGGCAGGCGGTCGAGGGGATGGCCGAGGGGACGCCGGCCTACCGCGAGTGGGCAGACGCCAAGTGGATGGACGCGCTCGGCAAGGCGCAGGCGGAGGGGCGAGGCATCGTGCGCGACGCCTTCCGGCCGGGCGCGAAGGGCTTTCTCGACACCGCGGGAGACCTCGTGCGGCCTGCGAACATCCAGAAGATTGGGCAGATGGGGCGCTCGGCGGCCATCGGCGCCGACAAGATAGTGACGGGCGGGACCGTCTCGACGATGCTCGCCGCGGGCCCGTCGGAGCGCGAGCGGGAGCAGTTCCGCGAGGCGAGCGCGCGCTACTCGGAGGCGCAGTCGCCCGAGGACGTCATCGCTGCCGGCGAAGACCTGCCGTCGAAGACCTTCGGTCAGCTGCTCAGTGAAGGAGCGCAGGCGCGCAACTACCTCGGCGCGGCCGCGCCCCTCTCGCAGGACGCAGGGGCATTTATTGGGGCCACGTCGTCAGGGGCGATCGGAAACCTGGCCGTCTCGGGCGCCGGCAAGGCCGTCCGCGGCGCCGCTAACATGCTCCCCGGCGGCATCATGGGCCCGCAGGGCGTGGCGATGGGGCTACTCGACGCGGCTGCCGGTTCGACGGCTGGCAAGCTCGCGGCGGGCGCCGCCGGCGGCGCGCTCGGCGCTGGCACGACGCAAGTCGCAAACGAGGTCCCGGGCGCGCTTTCGGGCGACGCTCCAGGTGCTGGGGAGAGGATCGGCCTCGCGGCGGCGTACGGCGCCCCCATGGGACTCGTCGGCACGGGGCTCGGCATCCTTGCCCGCAACGAGGGGGCGACCCTTCGGGAGAACACGCCGCTCGGCGTCGCGGAGCAGGGGGGGGCGAGGATGCGGCCGGTTCGCGGCGTCGATCCGGGCCCGGTCAACCGAGGACTCGAGGCGCGCGCGCGCGCTGAGGGCGTCGGCGAATCCTACGCGCCCGACGTGCCCGGGATGCTCTCCCACGACCTCGCTGAGCCGTTTGGCAAGCGGGCGCATGCTCGGGAAGCCGAGATCATCGCCAAGGGCGGCCCGCTCCGTGAGTTCGAGCGCCGGTTCTCCCACGAACAGATTCCGCTCAAGAACGCGATTCGGGAGATCATGGACGCTCGCAAGGCGCTCGTGCAGTCCGACGGCACCGTGGTTGATCCGGCGCGGATGCAGAAGCTCGACGACCTACTGGAGAAGGTGCTCGGTTACCAGGCGCAGCATCCCGAGCACATGCTCACGCCGCAGAACGCCGAGCGGGTCGCCCAGCTCGACCGCGCCGTCGAGCTGCACGGGTCCGACGTCATGGCCCCGGAGAACTTCAAGCGCGACGTCGAGGCCATCAACACGCCGACACGGCCCGTGACGCCCGAGGCCAGGGATGCCGTGTCGTCGACGAAGACCATCACGCCGAGCATCGACGTCGGGCCATTCTCCGAGCGCCTGCCCGACTTCAAGGAAGGCGTCGCCGCCGGCGGCGCCGGCGAACGCCTTCGTTCGCTGCACGAGGCGCGCGGCGAGAACCCGCTCACGTTCGACATCACGCCGGCGGAGGCCCAGGCTCGCGGGCTGCCGGTCGGGGAGGGCAACTTTGCGCGGCTCTCTCCCAAGCCGAAGAACCCAGAGGACCTGCGTCAGATCGTCGAAACGGTGCGGTCGCAGCATGAGGCTGGTTCGCTCAAGAAGGAGCCGTTCCCTCACTACGACGAGATCAAGCGCGCCCTTCACCAGGACCGCGACGCCTTCACGGGCGAGACGGACGCCATCAAGCAGTCCGACACGTTCAAGCTCGAGAACGGCGAGACGGTGCGCGGCTACTCGGCGGCGAACGCGAGTCTCGAGAACGAGTCAAAGGAGTTCAAGAACCTGCTGGACCTCCTCGGGTTCAAGGGCCAGCCGCCCGACATGCGGAGCGATACGGCCTTCTCGCAGATGGAGGGCTTGGCGCGTGGCTTCGGCAAGGGCGGCCGGTCTCCTGAGATCGACCGCGCCTTCCGAGAGATGGCGGCCGAGACGGGCATGACGCCGACGCTCGAGAACCTCGTGCGCTACCGGGCCATGAAGCGGCTCCAAGAGGCGTCGAAACTGCGTGAGGTGTTCCGCTTCGGCGGCATGCCGTCGGTCGGGATGCTCTCGGGTGAGGCGGCGCGCCTGCGGCTCGATCCCATCATCCAAGGCGCCATCCCGTACCTCGAGAACGCGGGCTCACTTGGCGCGGTGCCGGGGGAGATCGAGCAGTCCCGCGAGCTGCCTGGCATGGCGGACCAGGCGACCTTGGATGAAATTCGGCGGGCGCTACAGCCCTAGGAGACGACGATGCCTCACTCGATCATCAGATATGCAGGTTCGACCCCGGGCACGGACAGCAACGTCTACGTCTTGCTCGCGACCACGTTGCCTGCCTCACCCACTGACGCGCAGAACATGAATCGGGACAACGCGTGCCCAGAGAACTTCTTCGGGCTCGCAGGGATCCGAAAGTTGAGCCTTCTGCTGGACCACAGTCACCTCGGAACGCTGAAGGCGTACGCGTCGAACGACCGCGGCACGAACTGGCGTCAGATCGACGAGGTCGCCGTAGCGACACCGGCGGCGGCTACTGGCAGCACTGCGGTCGAGTTCCTTGTGGAAGGCCTCCGAGACTTCAAACTGGAGTGGACGAACGGCGGCACCGCCCAGAGCCCCTGGCAGGTCAACCTTTCATTCTCCGACCAGAGAGCCGCGGCGATCTAGTCATGCGGATGGCGACGGCTGGCAAGTTGGCGGCGGTCCAGGGACAGGTGCGCGTGCGCGGCCCTCACGCGGTCGTGTCCCGCGCGGCCATCTTTGCTCACCTGGAGGCCAACCTGCCCAACTGCGGCGTCTACTGGCGAGAGGACCTCGGCGTCACGCTTTCGGCGGGCCTTGTCACGACATGGGCCGACCAGAGCACGTCCGGCAACGACGTCACCGCCGCAGGAGCGGCACGGCCGACCTACGACGCGGCCCGATACAATGACCGCCCAGCGCTCCGATTCGACGGCGTGGCCAACACGCTGTCGCGCGCAGCCACGAACCTGTTCGGGTCAGGCGCCTACTCGATGCTCTTGGTGCTCAAGGTGATAGCGATTGCTGGGAACGCCACGTTTCTAGGCAACGGCACAGGCGGCGCGGGCGTGTATTTCTTCACCGGCGCAGGCAACACGAGGTCGCTCCTTCACCAGGGCGTCGAGGTGCACACCGACGGCGCTCTCCAGACGACATCTCATGAGTCTTGGATCTCCACGCGCCCGGCGGCCTCCGCTCCGACGCTCCGCGTGAATGGGATCGCGGTGGCAGTGACGAACGCAAACCCGGCGGTGTCCGACCCTGGTGGCGCCGCCGAGCTTCGAGTTGGCGCTATTGGCGGGGCGAGCAACTTTTCCAACGAAGACGTGCTAACCGCAGCGATGTACACCCGCGACCTGAGCGCCGCTGAGCAGCGCCTCATCGGGGCCAGGGCCGCAGCCAGGTACGCGATGAACTGGGAATGACATGAGCAACATCCAGCTATCCCAGCCCGGCGGCGCCGGGACGCTCACCTCCGACGGCAACATCGCCCCCGGCATCAGGTGCTACCTATCCGCCATTGGTGTCACCGCGGCGAGCTGGACGCTGACGGGTGTCCCATCGGGCAGCAGCGCGGTCACCAAGCTCCACCCGCGCCTGGGATGGTACTTCGACCCCGACGTCGTAGGGCCTGGCAACTACGACGTGCGGCTCACCGACACGCTCGCCAACAATTACACGAACTCCTTCAGCTCGGCTTCGCTCGGGTCGTCTGGCCCAGTCTTCAATGTGTGCGAGTTTGGCGCCGTGCCCATCGCTACGGCCGAATACGCTGCTCGCAACACCGCGGCCATCTACGGGGCGGCGAGCGTGGCCAACGCGCGAGGCGGCGGGAGGATCTACTTCCCCACCGGATCGTATGCGGTCGTATTGCAGAACTCCACCAACACAAAGAACCCGCTCTACATGAAGAGCTTCTCGAACGTAGAGTTCTTCGGCGACGGGAAGTACGCTAGCAAGCTCGTGGATCCGCAGGCCATGTCGACCACGTCCGACCTCGCTGCCGCGGGCCGTGGGAGCGCCTTTATCACCTTCGAAGATTGCACCAACTGCGGTGTTCGCGATCTCGGGTTTCAGGGGGCCAACGTCTGGTCGCAGGCGAGGATCTCGAGCGGGACGGCAGTCCTCAACCGAAAGGGCGTCTACTTCAGATCCATCAGCGGCGGATGCCCAGGCGGCTACGTGCTCGATTGCTACTTCACGGGCGTTGAGGGGGAGACCGTGTTCGCGGACGGCGCAGCCGACGGCCTGCGCGTCTTCGACAACCACTTCTACCGATGCCAAGTCCACGCCATCAACTGGAACGCCGGTTCTGGTTTGGCGGCCTACAGGAACCGCATCGAGGACTGCGCACAGTCCGCATTCCAGGGCAGCGGCAACAACGTCGCCTACGGCTGCAACGTCGCGACGATGTCCAACGACCCTTCGACGGGCAACGCATGGATCACGTCCGCCGATGCCGTCGTCATCGCGAACATGTCGGGCGGCCTATTCCACGACAACATTTTCTACAACTACAAGCTCACCTCCGCGACGGCGAGCGTCGTCGCCTTCGGTTACAACGACGTCAACGCCGTCGATGGGGTCGCCTTCGTGCGCAACATCTTCGAGCGGTGCCTCATCTCGATCGGCGCAGGCAACCACAACGGCATCCTCCAGATCTCTGCGGCGGTCGGTCCCATCAAGAACGCCTACATCGCGGACAACGTCTTTATTGACTGCGGCGGCCTCACGTCGGGTGGCGCGTATCGCGCGGCCATCAAGGCGTCCGGCGGGCAGGCCATCGGCGGCGCCATCGGGCCGAACCTCATCCACAACGGCACCAGCGGCACGCTCGATGTTGGCGTCCACTTCGACAGTGCGCTCAACGCCGCGAACACGCTCCGCCTGGAAACGCAGCGCTGCCCGATCGGCGCGGTCGGCGTGGCGCCCTACGTGATGGACGTCGCCGCAGGAGACGACGCGCGCACGCTCGTAGGGGCCAAGACGTGGGACCCTGGCAACGTAGTTGATGGCGCCATGACATCGACGACCGTGATCGTGGCCGGGTGCAGAACGGGCGACGCGGGGGTCGTGTCCTTCACCGGTGCGACGTTGGTGGCCGGGCTCATCTTCAGCGCCATCAGCACGTCCACGGACACGATGACCGTGACGCTCTTCAACAAGAGCGGCGGCCCGGTCGACCTTGGGAGCGGCACTTTGACGGTGCATGTGTCGCGGACATGATGCAAGACGACGACAATCCGCCCGACCTGAGGCCTCCAGTACCAGGGCTGCCGCGCGGGACGCTGCCGCCGGCAGGTAAGATCGTACGCGAAGTCTTCGCCGGGCTGGAAATGCTGGCGAAAGAGTTGTGGCTGCCGGCGCTGCCGCTCATAGCCGGGAAGTGGGGCCTGCTTGAGCCGAAGGCGGCAGGGGACGCCTTCATCGCGGCCATGAGCTTTGTTCTAGGGGGCCACTTTGGACTACGCAGGCCGAAGGGGCCTGAAGAGAGGTGAGAAGATGGGCACCGATCGGAATGGCGACACGCACCCCGCTCCCCCGCTGGATCTGACGGAGCAAGACGCTGAGTCCACCAAGGTCGACGCGAGCGTCTCCAACTGGGACCGCATCTTCCGGATGCTGCGGGCCATCACGAACAAGGTTACCGACATCGACCAGACCCAGATCAAGCAGCTCGAGGTGGCCAAGGAGTCGTGCAGACGACTCGACGCCATCGAGAAGACACTGAAGGAGATGAAGCCATGATCGACCGCAAGAAGAAGAAAAAGAAGAAGTACGGCTACTGATTCACAGGCGCACGTAGCCGCCGCACTTCACTGACCCCAGCGCGTCGCATGCCACGGCCTGCTGCGCCGGAATGCACTCTTCGTAGATCTGGCGTGCGTCGGACCAGACTACGTCAGAGCATCTATCGCGCACGTACGCGCTGAATGTCGCGTCGACGGCTGCGGCGTCCTGGCCGCACTCGATCGCTCTCGCTCTCCAGGCCGCGTAATAGTCCTCGCACGCTTCCCGCGCCCCCGGCAACGGAGGCGCGGAGAAGGAGCACCCGGCCGCGAGGCAGATGGCGAGCCACCTCACGCGGCCCCCGACTTTCGCTCTTCGGCCGGGAGCCACCCTTCGCGGCGCCACCGCTCGAACACGAGCGCCATCTGCTCGGTCTCGCTACAACGTGGCACGGCTTGCCTGGTCCAGATGCGCCACGCGTGGTCGCGCGCTTCGTCAATCTGCTCTTGGGTAGTCATTCCGACGCCTCCATCAATCGGCCGCGATTCTATCCGGTACGTTGCACGTCGCGCCAGGGGCATTCGCGCATCGCGCTCAGCTCTCCTCCAGCGGCAGCGCGCGGATGGCTTCGGCGTAGTCCTCGGGTCCGACGGGGTCCTGTTCCGGCCATCTGCGCCACCTGGCCTCGTCCTCGAGAATGGCCAGGCACCGCTCGCGCATGTCGGCAGCGGCGTCGGCTTGGATGGCACGCACGGTCTGCTCGTTCAGGTTGAAGTGCTCCGCTGACCACTCGCTCGCGCTCTTCATCAGTTCACCGCCTTTCGATCTTCAGTATCGCCTGAGCCACCTCGTTGCCGCGCCTGCGCAAGGCCTCCACGAAGTGTGAGTTGCATCCCATCGGTGAACTGTGCCACCTCAGCAGGATTTTGCCGAGCTTCACGTACCCGTTTTCGCGGGACAGGCAGAGCGAGATGTAGTCGCTCACCGTATCGCCGTTCATGGCTAGCCCACCTCCGGCCACGTGCTCTCATTCTCGGCGTCCTCGGGCGCAACCGACGCGTACGGCCCGCGCTCGACCAGCGGGCGAATGCGCGCGCGGCTCGGGTTCTCCTCGACGGAGGTGTGGAACTCGGCAGGGAATACCGGCAGCGGGCGCGGCGGCTCGATGACGGTGGACCCGTGCCAGAGCTTCGTTGGGCTGATGGCCTCGAGCTGCTCGTCGAGCCAGAGGTCGCGCATCAGCATGCCGAACGCTGTCAGCCCGGCGATGATGATCATGAACAGGCCGAGGCCTTCGTGGCCATGATCCCACAGGTGCGACGACCAGGCGCCGAGGAACGGAGGGGCTACGTGCATAGATACGACGATGAGAGGCTTGCTGTACTTCATGTTGCGTTACTCCTTGCTGCTCTGACTGCATCGCGGGCTTCCTGCACACTGCGAACCGTGGCGTAGAGGCCGCCCGCGAACTTGACCTCCAGCGCCCAATCGATCTGCTCTTGCGACTGCTTGCCCTTCGCCGTCTTGCACTCGAGCGCCAGGAAGCGCCCAGCGGGGCCGACGATGGCAACGATGTCCGCTGCTCCCTTGGCGAGCCCGAAGCGCACGTAGCCGCCCCTGCGCCTCACGCTGCCGTTGTTGTTGCGCCACGCGACCACTCCGGGCTCGATGGCTAGGGCGTCGAGGATGCTGGAGACGAGCTGCGTTTCACTCATGCCGCCACCTCCCGCATCGCCTTCGGTCGCCGCGCTTCCCTCGCCCTAAAGTCGGCGTACCACTTGCGCGCGCTCCGCACACCGAGGCCGATGGCGGCGCCAGCCTGCCGAGGCGTCGCCCCGAAGCGCCACGCTCGCCACAGGTACGTGCCGCGCGCCAGGCTCACGCTGCCGGAGCAGGCGCGCAAGGAAGTACCGTACCGGATCTCGTGGCGCGTCACGCCGAACTCCAGGCACACGCGGGTCAGGATTAGCTCCACGTCCATCACTTCGACTCCTTTGCTGCTCGAACGACGTCTTTCGATGAGAGC